ACTTTTCTGATAAGTTTTTTACTGAACCATATCCAAGCTTAATAGCTATGATGCCATTATAGTTCTCAGGGTTCAATAGAACCTCTTCATCGAACTGTATCTTTGCTTCCATATAGTTAGTATCACCTCGAGATTCACATAGACATATGATCTCACGTTTGAAGTTCTCTTTACCTAACTTCTCTATATCTTCTAATAATCTCTTACTCGATCCCCAATACTCTAACCAGTCAGTTTCTTTAATGACCTTACGTTTTCTAAGGAAACCTTTAAGAGGTTTTAATTTTCTTGTGGTCTTAAAGTACTTACGGCCGATGTAATCATGTCCGTTGACCAAGTTGGTAATGCGATACACAAAACCATAAAGATCACCAATATCATCAGAGGTGAATTGTTTCCCTTCATGACTCCAATCTGTCTTCATCGATATCGTATTCCGCTGCATCATAACCTCCGCGTTGTGCCCATTCTAAATTTGAACCACAAAAAGGGCAGTGCGTTACTTCAATGTCAAACTCAGCTGCTTCATGTTCAAAGCCTAAGTCTTCTTTAATATGAACCTCAAATGGTTCACTGTTACATTCGTTACAAATCATAAATCTAATTCCCCTATTGTCCAAAATGTCATCATATTATCATATGATCCTATATACTTCTCATCTATATATATCTGTGGAAATGTCCTAGTCCCTGGTGGAACTGCTTCAAAGAATTGTCCAGGTGTCCAGTCCGGACCCTCTACATTTCTTTCTTCGTAACTTACTCCTTTCTGATCTAAAATAGCTTTTGCTTTACTACAATAGATACAGTTGTTCTTACTCCAAACAATTGCTCTACTCATAAACTTAATCCCTCGAATGACTTGTTGTTAACGTCATGTGTAACTCCTCCGAGTACGTAAGACGTTATCTCTGTTTCTTGTGGAGCTACTTGAACTGCTCCTCCGCTTATCCATTTCTCTGTCCATGGTAGCGGGTTGTGTTGATGTGTATGGAATGGTACTTTATAATTAAGAGTTTTAATTCTCTTTGCACCTATCCAACGTACATATTCTTTTAATAAGTCTGCGTTCAATCCGATCATTGATCCCTCACCGAACAGATAGTCACACCACTCTTCTTCTTGAACTAATGCATCTTCAAACAATTGCATTACTTCATCGTTAGTTTCTTCTTTAATCTTTACGAATTCTTTATCATCTTTAATAAGAGTTCGCATAATATTTAACGATGCTGCAAGGTGTAGATTCTCATCTCTTGCAATTAACTTAATGATCTTTGCATTACCTTCCATTTGCTTAAGCTCAGCGAATGCCCAACTACAAGCAAATGAAACATAAAACCTAATGCCTTCCAAGATGTATATACTTATAAGACATAGATATAACAGCTTTTTATGCTTAGAGCTACCGTGAGGACCCTTATAATTGATCAGGTTGTCATAATGTTCTGAGATCGCATTACCACACTCGCTGATTGCTGGGATAGATGTTATCTCGTCAAACACCTTAGATGGGTTAGGATATACGTTTCTAATTACATGTGTGTATGATCTTGAATGGATAGTCTCAAAGAATGCCCATGTCTCAATCAATAACTCTAGTTCAGGATTACTTGCAAGTGGCAACAATGCCAAGTCAGGTGATCTACCTTGTACCGAGTCTAATAAGATTTGTCTCTTTAAATTTGCTGTGAAGATATGCTTCTCATTATCTGTTAGCTTACCAAAATCAATCTTGTCTTTTGTGACATCGATCTCATCAGGAGTCCAATAGAATGATAACATCTTCTCATATAGTTTTTGTAATGGTGGATATTTAACTATGTCGTACCGTGCAATGTCGACACCTTCGTCAAAGAATAAATCCTTTTCCATGTGTCCCTTTGTGTTAATTTTAAATACAGATTTTTTCATACAATATACCAAGTTGGTACGACGGTCTTCCATGCTGCTATATGATTCTTATACTTCATATAATAATTTCTATAGGCAGTTATGCTATCGACATCTTTGACATCGTCAGGCATGGCTTGGGTCGGCTGTGTAAACGGACTATCACCACAATTACGTGGCGGGCTCTTTAGTACTTCTTTGAGTTTTACATACGACATATGATCCTTGCCGTAACGTATAACAAATTCATCATGGAGATGGCACCACATCTGATAGAGGAATGCGTAATTATTTATACTTTCTCGAAGCCACACATTGCTCGGATGATTAACATGTGAAGCTTTATATAAAGTATCTTCGTCATGTCTCCATCGTTTAATCTTTGATCCTATTTTATTCTTATCATAGTATGCTGCACCGTCTAATACTCGATGAGCTGTAGACATAAGCTGTGCATATTCCACAAGCATCTTACTACAATGTTTATCAAGGTGCATCTCTGCACTGGCTTTCGCATCACTGTCTAAATAAAATATATTCATTCTTTATCCTCAGTTATATGTATAGGTCTACAGCAGTCAGGGAAGACTACTATAGGTTCGAACTCCATCCATACAGTATCAGGATTGTCGAACTTATATTTTTTGTAATCTTCGAATTTGGTGACACGGACATTGCCGTCACCTAAAGGTTCTTTCATTAAACTCATGTATATATTATATCATAGTTTGTACGTAATGTACATCTATATTGTGAATGATTCTCCACAGCCACATCTGGCTTTTTCTTTAGGATTGTAGAATTCAAATCCTTCGTTAAGACCTTCATACTTATAGTCTATCTCACATCCATCTACATAAGCCAAAGACTTATGATCTATAACAACAGGAATACCTTTGACTATTTCTTTATCGTCTGTGATATTCTTATATACGGAATATTCTAAATGGTAAGCTAGGCCTGAACAGCCTGTAGTTTTAACTAATACCCGAAGCATCTGACCTTTCAGAAGTTTTTCTAATTTTTCAACAGCGTGGTCAGTAAGTGTTATCATGGTATTATTTATAAGAAGAACCGGAGTATTGGGTTATAAGGAACTCCGGAGAAAACCTCAACTAGTTGCCCTAGGCTGCTAGTGCATAATCGCTTGTGTTGCCGATTAAATTTTCATGTTTAAGTCTTTGTTGACTGACGAGCTTTGGGCGGATCTGCTACTTAATCGATGCCGAATCTCCCCCATCATAAATATACGGTTTGCCACAATGTGGACAGAATAATTTCTTTGGTTGCCAATCATCTGAGACAGCGATAGACCACCATCCCATACATTCTTTACAACTAAAATGCCAAATTATTTCTTTCATATACTTATGGTGGAGGAGGTGGGAATCGAACCCACGTGTTAAATGCTCCTACCTAAACCTTTACGTCGTTCTCACTTCATTGAATAATGAATGTTATGCATCATCATGAGTTAGTAGCTTCCACAATACCGCTGCAGAAATCAAACCTACTAAACCAGCATCACCTAGCTGTGACACGATACCAATGATTGTTCCAATGACATCGCCACCTAAGAAAGGTACCGCTCCACCAAATACAATTTGTAACATGATCGCAAGACCAATTAAACTCATTGCTACTGTCGTTGCAGCTGCGACGCCGCTTGTGATTTTATCTAACATATATTCTCCTATGTCGTTTTTTAAAAATAGTTTTTCCTTATTTCGAAGGTGTTTCATCCTTAAACTTCTCGTTTATTTCATCATTAAGTTCAAGGAATAGTGGGAAGAGAACGTTTGATAACGCCCCTATGAGAGCAAGTGTCAAAATGAATCCCGCGCCCGCCCATGTAAGTAGTTCAATCATAATTTATTTATCTATCCTGAAACCTCCAGGATACCTTTTTTCAATTTAAAGAACCATTATAACATAATTTATAGGTAAAGTACACAGTAAACGCAACTATTTTGCGCAATTAGTTAAAAAAATCCATATGGTGAAATAAAGAGCTATAATACACAGCTTTCGCAGTAATCATCGTACTCTTGATCAGATGCAAAGTCTTTACGTTCATAGTCTTGAGTAGACTCATCTTCACTGGCTTGATCATTTGTATTGAAGTAATACAATTGTTTGCCACCATATTTGTAGAAAGTAATTAGATCCTTCATCATCTCAGACATAGGAACTTTATTATCTTCGTAATGAGCAGGATTATAACTGGTGTTAATAGACATACCTTGATCTACATACTTCTGAATAACAGCCATGATCTTTATATAACCATCGGGTCCTTTCTGATCCCATAGTAAATCATATTTGTTTTTTAGGTTATGTATTTGTGGTACAACCTGTGCCATGACTCCGTCCTTGGATTGCTTATAAGATACTAATGCTCTTGGCGGTTCAATACCATTTGTAGCATTACCAATCTGTGCTGAGGTTTCAGCTGGCATGATAGCCATTAACGTTGAATTTCTTATGCCATCCTTTAAAAGCTGCGTCCTGAGCGACTTCCAAGGCATTCTTTCTTGATGTTTGACTAAATCATTGACCTCTGTTTTATATGTGTCTATCGGCAAGATACCATGCCCGTACTTAGTCTCAAGATTTTTATAACAAGTTCCACGCTCTTTTGCTAGGTTTGCACTAGATTTTATAAGCCAATACGACCAAGCCTCTGCGTACTCGTCAACAGTGGCAAGGGCTTCTTCATTATACTTTAGTCCACGCTTCGCTAAGAAGTATGCTAGGTTAATGATACCTACACCTAATGGTCTGCGGTTCATAGTTGATCTTTGTGCTGCAAGAATAGGATAGTCTTGATAATCTAATAGAGCATCTAGAGAACGTACAGCTAAATCACAATACTTCTCAAAGTCTTTAGGATCATTAATCAATCCCCAGTTAATTGCACTTAATGTACATAGACTGATCTCACCTTTGTTTGCATCATCATATGATTCTAATCCGTGACTCGGTAGATTAATTTCACAACAAAGGTTTGACTGGTGTATCGGAGCCTGCTTCTCGATAAACGAACCGTGAGTATTTGCATGATCTACGTTCTGTAGATATATCCTACCTGTCTCTTTACGTTCAGTTAGGAATTGAGAGAATACTTCTAATGCAGGTAAAGACTTCTTACGTATCTTACGTGATCTCTCATACTTAGTGTATAACTCTTCAAATAGATCTTGGTCTTCAAAGAATGCATCGTATAACCCAGGCACATCATGAGGAGAGAAGAACGTGATGTTACCACCCGTCAATAGTCTCTCATACATAAGTTTATTAAACTGGAATGCGTAGTCCATATTACGTACACGTGTCTCATCTGTACCACGATTATTCTTTAATACTACAAGATCTTCAAATTCATAATGCCATACAGGAAGATAAACTGTTGCTGCACCACCACGTACTCCACCTTGTGAGCAAGACTTAACCGAAGCTGCAAACAATTTAAGGAATGGTATAAGACCAGTATGTACAACAGATCCATCACCGATATGTGAGCCTTGTGCTCTGATCTTACCGGCATTAATACCTAAGCCAGCTTTCTTACTTATGTATTTAACGATTGATGTTGATGTTGCATTGATAGAGTCTAATGAATCATTTGTCTCAAGCACTACACACGAAGAGAATTGTCTTGTAGGTGTACGTACTCCAGCCATAATAGGGGTAGGGAGAGATATATAAAATTCTGATATAGCGTTATAGAATTCACGTACATATTTCATACGTCTTCCATTGTATTTGGCGAATAGTGTCATGGCAATCATAATGTATAACACCTGAGGTGTTTCATACACAACTCCTGTTGATCTATTCTGTACAAGATACTTAGATCTCATCTGCTCCATACCAGCATATGTGAAGTGATCATCACGTGAGTGATCTAATATATGTGCATTGATATAATCTATTTCTGAATCTGAATACTTATTTAATATATCTTTGTCATAGACTCCAGCCTCAATGTTATGATCAATGATATCCTTAAGTGGCCAAGGATCCTTATCACCGTACACAACTTTCTTAAGCTTATAATTGATTAGCCGAGCAGCTACTGTTTGATAGTTAGGTGTTGCCTCAGTGATTAGTTCTGCCGAGGATTTTATAAGGAGGTCATGGATAGATGTCGATTGCATCGCATCATATAGTTGTACGTTAGCACGGATCTCAATCTCTGATACCGATACTCCTACTAAATCATTACACGCCCATTCCAGCACTCGGTGAATTTTGTTAATGTTAAATGGCTCAGTTTCACCACTGCGCTTGGTTACGTATATAGACAATTGTCACTCCAATTAATTAATATATTATATCACACAAAGTGTGAAAGTACATACTTATAATATATTGTTTACTGATAAATAAATGTTTTCTTTTGTTTTGTATATAGGAACGCCAGCAAAGTATCCAGCTGGCTCTATTGAATCTAAATTCACGGGTGTTCCTTTTCTGCCTTCGTGCAAGTCATGATTTAGAATGTATTGACCTTCTCGAAGTTCTTTAAAGTCTTCGTTTAAATCAATTGAAGTATTGTGACCTAAATCCTCTAAGACTTTAAGTATATCTGCTTCTTCCATACCAGTCTCTTCTCTGAGAAGAAACAATGCAGCTGCGTAAGATGAAATCTGAGATTTACCGAATGGTACCTTCTCTAGAATTCTTTTCATATTAAAGACTAACTTATCAAATATAGTATAAGCTTTATTTTGTGCTGAAGTTCTATCTGCGGATTTAACTAAAAGCTTTCCTTTTTTGTCAATTACGCCTGCATCAAATGCATCAGTTTTATTCCACTTAGTTGTAAGTAGCCGTACAAACTTATACGTAATGAATAAGTCTACAGCACTTTCTTTTAAATATTGACTCATAACTTCCTTAATACATCTATAATAGTTGAGTCCAATGGAATCTCAACATAGTTCTCTTCTGGTAAATAGTTTAAATATACCAAGAAGGTTTTAATAATACTTCGAAGAGTTATA